CATATCTACTGCTTTGAGTGCCTTTGTACGAAACTCTTCAATAGTAACAACGTTAACAACAACCAAACGAGAAGTATCAATTCCACGGGATTCTACAAGCGATTTAGTAATAGCTGCCTCAGTATCAAAATAGAGACAATAACCATCGGGATTGGTATCAAGAAAATTCTTAACAACGGCGAGGCTGAAGAAAGTTTTTCCAGTACTAGACTCTCCAGCAATAGCAGTAATCTTATTGCCAGATACGCCGCCAAATATGCTACCTGAAACCAGTGCATTAAAAATGTACGAACCTGTGTCAACATAAGTCTCAGTCTCATCAATATCTGATGCCAACTTAGTGTAGTCATCACCAATCTCTTTTACAATATCTTTTAGAAAGTCCATTAAGAAAAAAATAATTCAAGGTTTACAGTTTTTTCAACACTCCACCCAATTGCGTCAAGAATAATTTTGAGTGGCTCTAAAAATGCTTTTTCAAATTGTAGTTCATAATCTATGTATTTGTCAAGATTAAGTTCCTTAGGAAACTCCTGAATGAATGAAACAACATTCTCATGAATGATATTTGGTTTTTTAAGATAGACAAATTTAATTTTTTCTCCATTTTGGATTAGAGAATACTTATTTGACAACTTATTTTGTTTAATATAATGATTGAACAATAGTGCCCCACGAACATGAATCGGAGTTCCTTTAATGTAAATATCAGATGAAGAAGAATATTTTTGAACGTCAGAAGCAGAACGTGGAAAAGCAATTTGTTCTGGAGAAAGTTTTTTAAATTTTTCTCTACATCTATCAATAAAATTGATCATATCATCCTCTGTTCCACTCATCATAATATTAAAAGATTCTTTCAATAATTTACGACAAGGTGCTGGTGTAGAAGATTTGATTGCTTCAATGCCTTTAATCTTGAGTTTAGGTTCTTCATAGCGAACACCCTCGCTATCCCAGACACTGAGAATATATCGCTTCTTCGCAGTCCAAATGCCACGCTCAGCAATACACTCACGCTTCATATACATTTTTTGTTCATAAGCGTTCACATAATCCGCCAATTCTTGGTAAGAACTTTCAATATACTTTTCAAATTCCACCTGACAGACCTTATCAAGGAACGAAACAATGCCTTGAGTAGTTTTCTCTCTTCCTTTGAATACATTCTCAACCAGAGGACCCATATTAATGTAAAGAGAATCAGTATCTGAAGCAATAACATAATCAGCATCTCCAGTTTTCAAAATCTTGTTTAGATATGAATTGACACGATTCATAATCCATTGAATAGAAACCTGTCCAGACAAAGTGATTGCTTCAGCATTTGCAAGTTTATAGTATCTAAAATACTGATTACCAATGGCACCATAAGCTGAGTTAAGTTGAATCTTTCTTGCCATCTGGATGTTATTGCATCTGGCAATTTCTTTGACCAACTCTTTGTTCTTTGTCTTTTCATATTCTTGCTCTGCAGCAAGCATTTTCTTTTTAAAGATTACACGTTCATTATAAATCTTCTCCATCAATTCTGGAAGAAACCCACGAACATCCTTACGGAACATTGCTCCGTTGGCACACACAGCATAATCCTTATACATTTCAAAATTAAGACTTTGATTCAAAATCTTATCTACAGAGACTGTTGGATGCTTTTCCTCCAATAGAGTCTCAGGACTGATGTTATACATCATGATCAAGTGGGGATATAGTGAGTTCAAGTCAAAACTCACCACCCAATCATACATTCCAGGAATAGGTTCTTTTACATAAGCACCAGCATACTTTTCATCTTTCTGTGTTTTATTTTTCGGTGGGATGACAATATCTCTTTTCTTCAAGTAGGTGTAGATAATGTTATCCCACATCCTCACTTGGTAAAACACATCGGCATAATTTACCTTAGCGTCATATGCCATTGTCAGTGCCAACTCAATGAGTTTCATCTTGTCTTCCAGACGGTCAACAAGTTCTACGTCAACGATGTTGTACTCAATAAACTTTTGCCAACCTTGAGTATAGAAATCTTTGAAAGTATCAAACTCAGAGTGATCCAATTTTTTCTGACCAAGTTCCACTTCAGCAATATAATCAAGACGATAAGACTCTTGTGCTTTATAAGTAAACTTTTTATATAGATCAAGATAATCAAGTTGCGTTAGACCACCAACATCAAATGTGGTGTGCTTTCTTCCTTGAATATAAGTTTCACCTTCAGTTACAAGTCCCCAGTTAGAGAAACGCTTCATTAGTTTCTCACCAAGAACACGATTCAGACGTTTGCAAATATAAGGAACGTCATACAACTGAATGTTCCACCCAGTGATTACATCAGGAACATTGAACATCCAATAGTTAATAAAGTGATTGAGAAGTTCATACTCTGAAGGACAATAATGATATGTCAAATCACTGCGATTGTGCTTGAAAGGTTTAACGCCCCAAGTAATGATTTTTTTAGTTGTATAATCTTGAATTGTAATCGCAAGAATTTCCTCAGAGCAAGATTCAACATCAGGGAATCCTGCCTCAGAGGCAACCTCAATATCCAAAGTAACAAGTTTAATTTTACTAATATCAAACTTAATTTCATCTTCTGGATATTTTTCGGAAATATATTGACAAATGTATCTGTCATTTCCGTAGATTTCAAATCCATCTACGCTTTCATATTTCTTGTAAAACTCACGACAATCCCGAATTGTTCCAGGTTTTATTGGTTCTACATACTCACCATTTAATGTTCTGTATTTTGATTCTTTTTTAGTTTTTACAAATAGAGTTGGGTAAAACTCATCTCTGCTTTCAAATCTTTTTCCATTCTCAACACCACGAACCAAAATTTGATTTCCAATCAGTTGAACATTAGTGTAAAATCTCATTCTTTAATCAAGTCCTCATATTTTTCAAGTAGAGTTGGAGTTGGATCAGCAAGAGTAATAATTTTATCAGAACTCAACATAAATGTATCTTGCTTAGTGTAAGCACAGAGAAATGGCTCAAGTGTCTTATCTCCCCTCACAACAAATGGTTTGATCAGTTTACAATCTGGTTCTCCAATATCAGCACCAACTTCTTCAATTTTAGTTATCAGAATTAGGTTGTTGGTCAGTGCCAGCACTTTGATTGTCTTTTCCATAGTTCATTACATCCTCAGTGTACATGTCATTTAGTTTATCGCTTGGAGTTACCATAGTAACAACCCAGTCAGCAGAAATTGGAATAGTGTTATCTTTAGACAGAGGCATCCACGGAAAAAGAGTTACCTGAAATGATGCTTTCTGCGGATCAATTTCTTCTTTAAATTCTTCTGGAACATTAGATGGCGGTGTCATCTTAACTACGCAAGGTTTGTGGAGAAAATATCCCACAACCCTCGCATTTTCTTCTTCACCAACTACCATCTCCTTTACATCTGCAATAATATCTTCGCCAGACTTTAAAAGTAAAAGTTTTACAGTCATTTGTACTCCATACCTCTCAGTATTCTACCAACAAAAAAAGGAGGAGTCAACCTGGATTTTGCCAGGTGCTCCTCGCGCCGACGATATTCAAAACTATTTATTCACCACCATCACCATTGCCACCAGCACTTGAATGACTTCTTATAGGAACTGCTTTTCCTTTTGGGATGCTTTTTTGTTTTCCTTGAGAATAAACAGTATGTGGAACAGATCCTTTATATGCAATTGTTTTGAACTCGTTGAAAGATTTCATTTTTTATTTTTATTTAGAGATAGTCTTTTCTCTTATGGTGGTCGGGAACAATTTTTTTCAAGTTGATAGATAAGAGTCCGTCTTCAAATGATACATCGGTAACTTCTGTATCATCTGCGATTGTCCACGCTCTCTTGAAAGATCGTTGAGCCAGTCCCTTATGGACGTAGTTGGTATCAGTTTCTTTATCTTCCTTTTGTCCCTCAACAAAAAGTTTTCCATCCTGCGTATAAACATAAACTTCTTTCTTTTTAAATCCAGCAAGTGCAAGTTCAAGTCGCGATTCTACATTACTGACTTGAACAAGATTGTATGGGGGATAGTTTGAAGTGGTTTCGTGGAGGTTAAAAAGACGATCAAAATATTCATCCATTCCAATGCTGTTGCGCGTGATTCTATCCATCAAAGCAGGAAGATCCGACGCAGTATAACGCATAAGGTTAGTCATTATGGTAGCTCCTTTTATAAGCGAGTTTGTGTTGTGTGGACCCTTACGGCATCCATTATTAATTATACAAGAAACGAAAAAAAGAGGTATCGGTAAAACCGAACCTCTCTTTAGGGTGTTCCGACTTTTGTAGAGACCGCACGAAAGGTCTCATACTTATTTATCGTTTTTTTCTTGATTTTATATTTAAATAAAGATTTGCGTATGCAGCGATTACTAATAAAAATAAGCAAATTGCATTAAACATCTTCAGTGGGTTTACCTTTTTTGCCAATATTATATTTTTGCTCAAGAATCCAATCACCCTTATCCTTATATGCAAGGACTTTGATTTGATTGAGAGGTGCAATATCTGCTACTTTGTCTTGATTTAGAACAGTAATAAGTCCCCAATCAGCAAGCAGACGAACAATGCGATTACGACGTTGAACATCATTAACAGTCAAATTGGCGTGCTTACCATCAAGAGCAAACAGTTCCTTGAAATGCACAATATAATACCTACCTTGCTTATGCAGGATGTGGCAAGATTGATAGAGTTTTTTCTCCTTTCTGGATGCAACTCCGATACGTGTTAAAGTTTCCCTGACCTTCAGGAAGTCATCTGGTTCGTTGAGAATAACTTCAACCATTTGGTCTTGAGACCAATTTACCTGTGGTTCAATTGTTTGAGATGTCATTTTGTTCCGCCAATTTCAAGTCGTTGTTTAATAAAGTTGATTTGCTCTTTTGACAAAATTTTCAGTGCTTGAGATGCTTTTTCGTTACTATATCCATAATAACGTTTCACACATTCTAAGTCTTTGATTTTATCTTTACGGAGCCAGGGAGAATATCTCTTCCTTTTTCTTATAGTATTTAGAAAAAAAGAATATTGCATATCTTTGTCCAAGTGATGATTTAGATTCATCTCATTTGCAAAGAGAACGCAATCAATATGTGCGGATAAACAACGGTTAATAATATAAGGTGCGTATTCTTTTACCGCATCTGGGTTTTCTTCAAATAGATTATTTTTAGTTTGATTGATTGAATTCAACCAGTCCTTCAATTCCATAATTAAAAAGTAGAAGTTCTTTACGTTGTTTTTGCTCTCGCATATATTCACCAACAGACCTCATAGTATAAGTAAGGTCAAACTCGGCAGCGTTCCAGTTCTTAAAGCGATCCTTTACGAGTTGATCAGAATTATAACTTACCAATTGATCCATATTATTAGAATCGCAATCGGTAGCAAACTTATCGTGATCAAATCCTTTGTGCATTGATCCTTTGTTCCCATAGAGATTATCCTTAATATCATAAGGAGGATCAAGATACATAAAAGCACCTTTGTTTCCATCCATCAGATAATCATAAGAGTAATTAGTT